GTAGAATATTTAAAAATACAAATCAATGAACTACAAAATATAGCTGAAGCTTTAAAAGTAGTTCAAGACTGGCCTAGTGGAGCTCCTTCCCCTAACCCAGTTGTTTTAACAGCCGCAAATTCAGCTCTTAAAGTGTTTGAAAATGTTTACAATCAAATTGATAGTATTAAATCTAAAATTGTTAAAACAGCATGATTTATTCTATAAAAGGAACAGTTGTAAATAGTCAATCACAGGATCCAATTAAGGGAGCTAATGTAAAAATTTCTCCTTTAAATTTTGTATCTACTGACACTGACGGTAATTTTACTATTACCGGGGATACTCCTGAAAGTGGGAGTTTATCTCTAGATATAATTGCTATTGGGTATGGGTCTATAGAACCACCTTTATATAAAGGAGATGGTACTCTAAAAACTGATTTAGGAGTTTTACAACTACAACCTATAGTTTCTTCATTAACCCAAGACAAAATTAAATCAACCCAATTAAGTAAAGATCAAATCAAAGAACTTTCTAAAAGTAAAAAAGATCTTTCATACTATGCTGAGGAGAAATTATCTAATCAAGTTAATACTCTAAAGAATACTTTGATTCCTGCTATATTAACTATGGTTGCAGGATTTGGTCTCACCAAAATTTCAGAATATAAAACTGAACAGTTACCTAAACTTTTAGATCAAGCAGTTTGTCCTACACAAGCTGAATTGACTGACTTAATTAATCGAAAAAATAAATTAGTTAAACAATTAACCAATAGTTTAAAATTAATTGATACAACTACCAAAGCATTAGGTATTACCCAAGGTGTTATTGCTGTCCTTCAAATTACTTTAACTCTAGCTGAAACCAATCCTCCAGTAACAAATCCTATCCCCTCAGGAGTTGAAAAGAGATTAGACAAAACTATTGCTACACTATCTTCAGTTAATGCTGGGATATTATCTATATTAGTCATTTTAAAACAAGTATTAGCCCAAGCCATTCAGTTACTTAATTTACTTGATCAATTAGTACAAAAATGTTATCCCGATGCTGATCAAGAAAGAATCTCAGCAGAATTAACTGCATTAACGGTTCAACAATCAACTCAATTATCTCCTGTAGTTACAAATGTAAACGGATTTGAAATGGGTGTTGAAACAGAAAATTCACCTAATACTCTAAAACGTAGAAGAGCTATTGCACGTAACAAACAAGGTGTGGTAATGTTAAAAGGAGAATGGTCATTTAGCTCCATTGATCAGATATTAATAGATGAACTAGTATTTTACATTCAGCAAAATGATTTAAAAGCTGACTAACTTAATATTTATAAACATATGAAAATTGACGGATTAAAAAAATTAATTAAAGAAGCTGTACGAGAGGCAATTCAAGATGAATTAAAAGATATTCTTTTGGAAGCAGTTCGTACTCCAAAAACACTTGTAAAGGAATCCTTTACCTCTACCCCAGTACCTTTTCAACCACCAACCCCAACTTTTACTCAACCTACAATGGATGCTAGAAAAGCATATTCTGAGATTATGAATGAAACTATGATGAGTTTTACATCACAAGATGCTCAAGTTCCATTTAGACCACAAGTAAGTGATCCTGTAAATGGTAATTTAGGTGCCGGAGAAGTAGGAATGGATCAAATTATGAATTTATTGAATAGCAAATAATGCCATTTAATCAACAACAGATATCCCCTGCTAATTTAAACCCAACAGTTGGTTTAGGGGTTAGCATTCCTTTTAGTAACACTAGTGTATTTAGTTCAACATATACCACACAAGAAGCAGTTAAAACTAATCTAATTAATTATTTTTTAACTAATCCCGGAGAAATTCCTTTAAACCCAACTTTTGGAGCTGGATTAAGAAGTTTTTTATTTGAGCAAATATCTAATGTAACTGTAGAAAATGTTAGATCTTTTGTTCAATCTAAGTTAGAAATTGCGTTTCCAATGGTTCAAATTGATTCTTTGCAAGTACTAACTGACCAACAAGATTATAATACCATAATAATCCAATTAAAATACTATATACCAAATTCCAACATTAACGGGAATTTAACATTCCAATTCTAAAATGGCTACAACAAATAGAGATATAAAATATATTAATCGTGACTTTTCAGACTTTAGAGCACGTTTAATAGAATATGCTAAAACATATTTTCCTCAAACATACAATGATTTTTCTGCTACATCACCTGGAATGATGTTTATGGAACAAGCATCTTATGTGGGGGATGTCTTAAGTTTCTATTTAGATAATCAATTCCAAGAAACATTTGTTCAATATGCTCAACAAACAAATAATGTATTTGAGTTAGCATATATGTTTGGTTATAAACCAAAAACAACAGGTGTAGCACAAACCACCGTTACTTTTTACCAACAATTACCCTCCAAACTCTCAGCATCTGTCTACATCCCTGATTACGACTATGCCCTAGTTATAGAAGGAAATAGTCCTATTTCAACTCCAAATGGTATATCCTTTTTAGTTCAAGATAAGGTAGATTTTTCAGTATCTAGTTCTCAAGACCCAACAACCGTTTCAGTATATCAAGTAGCAGGAAATATTCCTCAATACTATTTACTTGAAAAAACTAGAAAAGCTATTTCATCTGAAATTAAAACTTTAAATTTTTCTTTTGGTGCTCCTGAACAATTTTCTACAGTCAATATAAACGATTCTAACATCGTTAAAATTCTCGACATCACCGATTCAGATGGTAATAAATGGTATGAAGTAGATCATTTAGGTCAAGAAATGGTTTTAGATACTATTAAAAATACAAATATAAATGATCCAAACGCAAATGGAGATACACCATATTTATTGCGTTTAAAAAAAGTAGCTCGTCGTTTTGCGACACGCTTTACTTCTCTTTCTAATCTTCAAATCCAATTTGGAGCTGGAAACCCTTCAGACGTAACTGAAGAAATCACTCCAAATGCTGATAATGTAGGTATTGGATTACCATTTGAACAAAACAAGTTAACAACAGCATATTCACCAACAAACTTTTTATTTACAGGAACATATGGTATTGCACCCTCAAATACTACTTTAACAGTAAGATATTTAACGGGTGGGGGTGTTAATTCTAATGTTAATTCTGGAGTATTAACAAATTTAAATAAGAGTAATACTCGTTTTACTGCTCTAAATTTAAATGGTGCCACCGCTAACTACATTTTTGATTCTTTAACTACTAATAATAACGTAGCTGCTAGTGGTGGAAAAGGAGGAGATACGTTAGAAGAAATTCGTCAAAATACTTTAGCTCTTATTGCCTCCCAAAAACGTTCAGTAACAGCAGACGATTATTTAATTCGTGCTTTGAGTATGCCCTCAGACTATGGTTCAGTCTCTAAAGCATATGTTCAACAACCTAAATTAACAGATACTCAAGTTTCTACAATTGAAACTCTTAATTTATATGTTTTATCTCTAAATGCTCAAGGGCAATTAGATTATGCTAGCAGCACCTTAAAAAATAATTTACGCACTTATCTTTCCCAATATAGAATGATTGGTGATAATATTGAAATTAGAGATGCGTTTATTATTAATATTGGTATTGATTTTGAAATTATAGTTTTACCTGAATACAATAATAATGAGGTATTACTAGCATGTGTTACTGCTCTACAAGATTATTTTACTATTTCAAAATGGCAAATTAATCAACCAATTTTACTTCGTGATCTTTATATCCTTCTTGATAAAATTTCAGGTGTTCAATCTGTTAAAAACGTTTTTATTTCAAACAAAGCAGGAACCACTTCAGGATATTCACAATATGCTTATGATATAACTGGAGCAACTCAAAATCAAGTAATTTATCCTTCATTGGATCCTAGTATTTTTGAAGTAAGATACCCTAACACTGATATAAAAGGTAAAGTAGTTCCTTTATAATGCCATATTTATAATAAAATATATAAATGGCTGTATATAAACTATTTCCTACTCAAGACGCCACTCTATATTCTGCTTA